TTTATTTCATTGTTATTTTTGTCATAATAACCTAAAGATTTAATACCAACATTTTTTTCAAGCCATAGTGAACCATCTGAATCCAATCTCATTATGATTTTACCATCCGTTGATCTTACAGCTAAAATGTAACTATCAAACGCTAATAGATCAATATTAAATATTGGGGTTTTTTCGTCTTCCATTATGAAACTAATCTTTTTTCTAATACTTCGATTTCCTTTTTCATTCTGGTTCTATCACCATCAGTCAAAGGAATCTGCTTATTTGTTGTACGACCATCAATTTTTTCTGGTTTTGTACCTTTTTCCAATTGTGCTTGTCTTAATTCCAAAGCACTTCTTTGTCTTCTTTTTAAACCTTGTTTTCCTTTCATCTGCTTTCTATTAGTTTTTCAATTATTGAATTCAAATTCAAAATTTGAATTCTGAGTTCATCAATAATACCTTCTTGAATCTCACAATCTTTAACATATTCACGAAGAGTCTCTTGAAGTTCTTCTACTTCACTATTACTATTCACCAAATTTGTTTGTGCTATGTCTTGAAGTTCAATAACTTTTGCATTTAATTCATTGCGTTCTACTGTAAGACCTTTATTTTCTTTAATAACATTATTATAAAGATCAGATAAGTCTTTTAATTCAGATTCTAAATTTTCAATAATTTTTTCATTAGGTAATTTCTCTACCTTTTTTTCTTCTATTTTTTTTGTTTTTTTATCTCCTTCAATAGTGCTCATAATTTTAAATTTTAATTTTATCTATTATCTCCGCTTCCACCAAGAACACCACGTTCCATACGTGAAAACAATTTATTTATATTTTGTTGTGCAACATCTTCCATTCGTAAATCAAATTCTTCACAAATAGCCATTACATACCACAACACATCACCAATTTCTTTGGAAATTTCTTTCTTAGCATCTTCTGATATTTCACCACCAGCATCACGAATAAGTTTCTTTATTTTACCTTGAATCTCTCCTACTTCACCCAAACCATTTGCAGCATATGATATTCCAAGAATTTTTAATATTTCAGGTGGTAATTCAGGATATTTTTCTTTCACTTTATTTAAGTAAATTGCAGTCTTTTTTGCATTATCCTGATAATCATTAAATGTCTTTATTTCCATATTTATTTATTGTTTTGCTTATTTTATCTAATTTTTCTTGAGTTTTAGGGTCAATAACAGGTTCATCCATTTGACTTTTAATCTTTTCAATATTTTTATAATAATTTTCCATTAAATTTGCCTGATATTTTTCTATATCTTGAATTTGTTCTAATGCGAAACGTGCTTGATTACCTTCATCTAATTCTATTTGAGAAGCTAATTCACCATTGTATGGAATATTTACATCATAATTCTTTTTATTACCATAAAATTTTAATGCTTTTGAAAGAAAAATAATTTTATTTAAAAGTTCTGTGATTGTTGTTTGTTTTTCCATTCCTTTATTATGGTTTTTGCATCATTAATTTCGGAATCGGTCATAGAAAATTCTTTAAAGTAGGGATACTTTTGTGGGTTTTTCATAATTTCTCCACGTAAAAATTCACCTTGTGAATTTGCTTCTTCGAAATTTCTGTAAACTTCTTCTGTTATGTTTGAATATGAATAAACTTTACCTCTGTTAAAAAATATGTAAAGTCTGTTCTTGTGAGCAAAATAATTAGTTTTTAAAATATTCGATGAATCAATGATACATTCAACGAGTTTACCACCTTCATCTTCTTGAACTGTTCTTTTTACTATCATTTGCTATATTTTAACGATTACAAAGATAAATAGTATTTATATAAAAAGCAAACAATGGCGTTACCAAAAAAGAAAAAATTTGATATGGAGATAGTTGATACTGTAAATGTTGGTACTGACTATCTTGAATATGGTATGGATCGTGTTGAAGAATTGATGATCAAAACAGATCAAAACACTAATTATTTACCAAAGACAATTTCTTTTAAAGATATTGATAGAGAAATATTTGATGATTTTAAAAACGGTAAATTTGAATTAATTCTTGATGGTGAAACAGTTCCAGCGTTTTATTTAGAAAATGAACGTTGGGGTGAATTCTCTAAAACATGGAAATTTGTTGATCAAGATAAAAACGTTCCAACGCCATATATAACTGTGAGAAGAACGGGTAAAGCACCCGGCACTCGTCTCGGCACAAAATATCGTATTCCACAACCAAGAAATTTTCGTTATTTAGACGTACCTATTTTAGATGAAGGTCAAGTAATTACACTTCGTTATAAAATACCTGAACCAGTTAATGTTGATTTACTTTATGAAGTAAGACTATTTACAAAATATCGTATTGATTTTAATCAATATGATGAACTTTTTTTTCAAAATTTTGCTTCAAGACAACATTATATATGGGTTAAAGGTGCTCCAATGCCAGTTCATTTAGAATCAACTGATGAAGCAAATTCAATTGAAAATATTGATGGTGATCGATTTTATGTTGGTATTTACAACATAAAAGTGTTGGGTTTCCGTCAAAATGAAGATGAATTTGAAATAGTAAAAACATCGAGAAGACCACGTATTGCATACGATCTTGCTTCTCCACCAAGAAGAGGTAGGGATGATCGTGAAGTAAAAGAATCTTAATTTTCAATATATCTACCAGTATTAAGAAACGTATTTCCAGTAGGATATGTTGGTTTTTGATTTGTAAATGAAGTTAACGTATTATTAATCTTATCCACATAATCATCATTTGCAATTTCATATGCATATATTGTGTCAACATCGTAAGCAAAAGTATCTGCCGATAAACTTATTTCGAAATATAAATCACCATCTGTTTCAGGTAATGGTGGATTTGAAGTTGATGCACTATAAATGCTAAACAAATCTAATTTTCCTGTTTTTGCATTATAAAAACTTAATTTACCATACATTGTAGTTGTTGCTGTTAATGTATCTATATAGAAATTTGGTAAATATAAATCTGCAAATTCTTCATCATTATTATATGAATATGTTGTGTTTCCAGTATTTAATGGAAGAAAATCAAAACCATTAAAATATCCACTATGTAGTAATGTCTGATTTTCTGGTGATGTAGAATCATAAACTTGTAAAAGAAAAAAACTTCTTAAAACAACTTCGTTTCTTGTTGATGTTTCTCCTGTAGTAAAACCAGCTTGAACATAAGTATCATCATAAGTTCCACCACTATAAAAACTTGCATTTAAAGAAATATTTCCAATTGGAGAATATCTATATGTTTCAGCATCTTCTGAATTATTTATAGATAAACCAGTTTCTTCTTCAACAAAATCGTTAATATTTTCTTGTAAACCACCAAAAGAATTATCAGCAGTTAAGAAAAACTTAATGTTTTGTGTTTGTCGTGACTTAAATAATATTTTTTCTTTTATAAGTTGCATGGTTTACCTATGTTATTTAAATTACTATTAGGTTGATTACTAATAAACGTATCATCTGAAAATACAATTTCATTAAATACACTTGCAGTATTTGAATCACTTAAATCAGGTTTAACAGCCAATATTATATTATTAAATACATAATGTTTCTGGTTAACAAATGGGTATGATACACCATCACCTGTTAATGGATCAAAGAACCCTTTATCTTGAAGATTTCTCCATACATAATTACCATCATCATCTATTTGTGTGGCATAATCAGGTACTGATGTAATATCTTCATAAGATGTTCCTGAAATATTTACTTGTTGAAGATCATCTTCAAAAACTCTTATTTCAATTGGTATTAATGGAGAATATTTCCAAATTAATCTTTCAGTATCTGCTGAATATGGTGTTGATATATAATATTCTTGTTCGGTTATATTTTGTTGGGTAAATTGTAATTTATCCCAATTAATTACATCACCCTCAACAATACTTCCACCGCTTAATGTTGTAACAGTAATTGCAGTCAGACCAGTATTACCACTTGAATCATATGTTATACCACTCATAGATTCTGGATCACCATCACCATTTGATTGTGGTTGATATTGAGCATATAAATATAAATTAGTAAGTGGAAAATTCAATCCATCATATCTATCTTGAATATTAAAATCTTGATTAAAATCCCAACCATATTGTTGTTCACCATAAACATTTTTTGAATATCCTGCTTTATATATTTCAAAATTATCAAGTTCTGATAACACTTCATAGTTTTTTAAATATGTACCACCAGTTGAACCAGTAATCAAACCTGTGTATGCTGTGGATGGTGCAACCAAATAAAATTTAAAATCGGTTAAAATTGTTTTAGTTATAGCAGATATTGGAAATATGGTGAAAAAATCTTCAACTTGTGTATAACCAGTAATCATTTTATTTAATGGTGACAAATATTCAATTTCTCCATAAACTCTATAGGTGTTAACAAATTGTCTTTCTGTTTCATATAATTCAGTAACATCAACAATATTTCTAACATCATATTCTATAATTTCTTCTTCATTTAAATCTAAAGAAAATTTAGAATAGACATCAACATTTGTTCCATCTACATTTTTAAATTGTGATAATTGAATTTGTTCGTCAGCCATTATATAAAATTAAATTCAAATAATAAATTTATTGAGTTTGCATTATACATTCCTTTAAAGAAATATGGATTTGCACTACTAATATAATTTTCATCATAAGCGACTTCTTGATAGTTAAATGCAGCAGTACTACCCGTTGGTGCTAAATATTTATAATTTCCAGAAAGAGTAACACCACTTAGATTTTCATCATTCTTTCTTAAACCCTTTCTTTCTATTTCTGAAAACAAAACAACATCGTCTTTTGGTACTTCCACAAAATCAGTTCTAAGACCATGTGCCGAAGCCATAAATGACGTATTTACTTCACCTGCAACTAAATTTTGAAGTTTACTACCACCAACGGAAAACCATTCACCATTTTTACCATTCAATCCTCGTTGATAATCTTTCCACCATATATCGGCAGTGTTTTGATCACGATTTCCGTTAGTTGTGTAATCATATGTCCAGTTTATTTGAGGAAAATACATTGAGAAATTTAACCACTGTGCACCAAATAGTTTATCATCATTATAATTAGTATCAATTGCATTATGTGGAAAATCATATAAAAACGTGGTATCTGGTGTAGCACCAGAAGTTCCACCAGAAATTACGTTAAAATTGTCTAAATCTTCCTGCGTAGTTTCTACAGTACCACCAACTTTAAACATACCAATATTATATATTAAATTATATGTTGAAGGGTCTAAAGTATTTACTCTACCAGCAGTATCTGGTGTAAATGCTATATTTGTACTATTTTTTGTTGGAAAAAATTGTGCTACACTATAAAATTTACCACCCTCAAAAGAATAATAATTTTTTCTCCAAATATTAGATTCTTTTATTTGTTCAGCGACAGTTTTTGCCCAAGGAACACTACCAGCGTTTTGATATGTTGCATTATTTTCTTCATCACGCAAACTAAAATTATCTTGTGGTATTTTAAACCTTAAACGACCATTATTTGGTGAGTTTGGTTTTCTCCAATCCCTCCCATATGTTTTTTCAATTTCTAAATCTTCAAACTCAACCACAGCAAAACCATAAAATTTTGTAAACACACCCTCACTTCTATCATCAGGAATAGGTGTTTTATTACCAAATTCATCTGTTACCACTCTATTTCTATTACAAGCCACACTAACAATAAATTGACCATTTTCAGAGTCAACATATGTAAAATATGAGTTTTCATCAACTAAAAAAATATCAGTTTGTGGGTTTATTGTTGTTCCACTTGATGAAATATCTTCATCAACAATATCCATATTAATAGATGGAAGATAACTATATACTTTAATAGTCATATCTCCCACACGATTTGTTCTAAAATCAATATTATTCCAAAATTCGTCACTTAATTTATAAAAACTACCATCTGCACCTTCATTTCCATTAACCGTTGTATCTGGATCACCATTAACCGATAATCTACCCTGAGTAAAATATGAACCAAATATTACAAAATTTGAAATTAATTGAGCACGTATTCTAAAATCTTGTCGGGTTATTCCAATATCAAAGTTTTCAGTATCACCCCAATAAGGTACAACATCAACAGTAATTTCTTGTGTTTCAATATGTGGTAAATCATCTAAATCAGTTTGTGGTTTTATTTCACCAGTGCTGGTAAATAAATTTTCTGAATAACCAAGTTGTGTAACCATATCAATTGGACTCATAGAGAATTCTCCAATATCTGTAATATCAACAGACATATGAACTGTTTGAACACCTACTGGTACACCAAAAAGCATATAATCACCAGCATTATTGGTTACAGTGCTATATTTATAATATTTTTCATAAACTTCTAAAAAAGTTTCATTTGTTATGGTTTCTTCTTTTGTTGGAAAAGAACCAAAGGGTTGTTTTGGTTTAAAAGCACCAGTATCTGGTTCTTCTTGTGCTACACGTGGTAATAAATTATATCTTTTACCATCAGCATTCTTATCATATGGTTTTTCATATGGATAAAGAGCAAAAATATCTGAATTTTCTTTATCGTCATCACTGATTGGAATAAATATTGAAACTTTAGCATTTGGAATACCAACACCTTCATTTGCAAGAACTCTTCCAACCAATACGCCATAATCTGCATTAAAAAATTGATAAGTATCTTTTTGATCTATTTTCAAAGATAATATTTCCAACGTTTTAGTATTTTGTTCTAAACGTGTTTTGATATACTTTGACGTATCATCTGTAAGATCAACTCGTATTCTCTGTGATTTATTCATAAAAAATCTTTTTATATAGTTTTTTATAAATACTATTCATTGAAAATATTGATTTTACACTTTTAAAAAGTATTTATAAAAAAACCTAATCAATTTTGTATTAGAACGAAAATAATTATAAAAAATAAATAAAGAAAAAACATGGCAGAATTTGTTTTTATATCACCCGGAGTTAAGTTCAGAGAACGTGATTTAACTTTTGTAACAAGAAATGTAGGGATAACTACTCTTGGATTAGTAGGTGAGACATTAAAAGGACCAGCTTTCGAACCAGTATTTATTCAAGACTCAGGACAATTTGAAACTCGTTTTGGTGCGCAAAGCATAGAAAAACTTGGAAACGGTGATCTTAGATATCAAGCACCTTATGTAGCAAACGCATATCTTAGTGAATCAAATCAACTTTGGTTTACCAGACCTCTCGGATTATCAGGATATGACGCTGGCACAGCATGGGCATTAACTCTTAGTGCTGGTGTTGACTTATCAACAACCGCAATTACAGCAACAGTAACAGGTACTTCATCTTATACTGGTGGGACATATTTAGGCGTTGGAATTAGTGCAACTGGCGACACTGGTACTAATTTTACAGGATTTACTAAATCAGGTTCAGACTTTTCTGGCGAATTAATTGCTTTTACAGCAACTACTTATAGTGCAGGTAGTGGTGATGTTTACCAAGAAACTTACACCGTAACAGGTGCTTCATTTACAGAATATGAAGATATGGTTCTTGCAGTAATTCGTCCAAGAGGTACTGTTGAAGATGTTGATGATGCTGCACCTGTGACAAACTTTGATGCAGATGGTTTAGCAGTTACTGTAAACGAAACCAATACAGGTATTGGTGATATGTTTGGTTCAATTACGCTTCAAGCAACTAATTCAGTAGATTCAACCAGTGAAGATTATTCAATCTCACTTGATCCAAATTCAAGAGATTTTATAACAAACGTACTTGGTAATGCACCAAAAGGTAAAAATACTAAGTTATGGGTTGAAGCAGTATTCCCTGATTTAATTAAAAAATTAGATGCTGATGGTACAGGTTATGGTATCAACACAACAATAATAGATGCAGATAGTTCAGTATTTACTGATTATAGAGAGCAATTCCAAACTCCTGAAACTCCTTGGGTTGTTTCAGAACTTAGAGGTTCGGAAGTTGAATTGTTATTTAAATTTATCTCTATTTCTGATGGAGATTCTGCAAATCAAGAAATAAAAATTTCTATTCAAAATATTGATCCAGTTTCTGGTGAATTTGATATTTTAATTCGTGACTTTAACGATACAGATAACAACGTAACTGTTCTTGAATCATTTACACGTTGTACTATGCAAAAAGGAGAAACAAATTATGTTGCTCAAAGAATTGGTACTTCTGATGGTGAATATACTTTACAAAGTGAATATATTATGTTGGAAATGGATGAAAATGCACCTAATGATGCATTCCCTGCTGGTTTTGAAGGATATTTCTTTAGAGATTGGGCAACAAGTGCAACTACTTCTGCAAATGCAGGTATTGCACCAGCTATATTCTACAAAACTGGTTATAGTTCAACTGATAGAGTAAATAGAGTTTACTTGGGTATTTCAGAAAATGGTTATGATGGTACTGGTCTTCAAGGTACAGGAATCAATCAAAACATGTTTAATTACAAAGGTATTGATTTAAACGAATGGGGAACAAAATCTAAAGGTTTCCATATGGATAGTGGTGCAACTGGAACATATTATGATGGTACATATCTAATAGGTGAATTTGAAGTGGGTGCTGGTAAATTCCAAACATCTGCTGATATTCAAGATGGTGATACTTATGGTGATAGTCGTTCAACTAAATTTACATTAGTACCTTATGGTGGTTTTGATGGTTGGGACGAGCATCGTGACGAAAGAAGTTATGGTGACTCATATAGAAAAGGTGGAATTTTTGACGGTGTTGCTGATGGTGTAGACCCAACAAATGATTTCCAAGCATGGGAAGTTGCAGTCGATACATTTGCAAATCCAGAAGAAATAACAATTAACTTGTTTGCCACTCCGGGTATCAACTGGTCTGATGAAAACATTCTTGTAAACAACACACTTGATATGATCGAACAAGAACGTGGAGATACACTTTATATAATGGATGCTCCTGATATCGATCTTGATATTGCTGTTGGTGATCAAAGACTTGATGTTGTAGTTGCAGAAGATATTGTAGATTTGCTTGATACAGCAGATATAGATTCTTCATATGCATGTACATATTATCCTTGGATTCAAATGAGAGATAATCAAAATAATGTAAACGTATACTTACCACCAACTGGTGAGGTAGTTAAAGCAATTGCATTTACAGATAATGCTAAATTCCCTTGGTTTGCTCCTGCTGGTTTACAACGTGGTGTAACGGATGCGATAAAATCTAAATATAAAATGTCACTTGAAGGGCGTGATATTCTTTATAATGGTCGAATTAACCCAATGGCAGACTTTGCTGATGCTGGTACTGCAATCTTTGGACAAAAGACATTACAAGAAAAAGAAAGTGCTCTTGACAGAATTAATGTTCGTAGATTGTTACTTCAAGTTGAAGTTCTTATTTCTAACATTGCAACAAGATTATTATTTGAACAAAATGATCAAGCAACAATTGATCAGTTCTTACAAAAAGCAAATCCAATTCTTGACACTATTCGTAGAGAAAGAGGATTACAAGATTTCAGAATTGTTATGGACGATTCAAATAATACTCCTGAATCAAAAGACAGAAACGAACTTTATGGTGAAATTTACTTGAAACCAACACGTGCTGTTGAATTCATAGGACTTACATTCACATTGACACCATCTGGTGCTTCATTTGATGAATTAGGTGCATAATTTTAAGTTAAACAATTAATGTTAGTTTTAAACCACCGTACTTTTTGCGGTGGTTTTTGTTTTTATGAGTATTTATAAAAAATAAGAATACTTTTTAAAGATTTATTATGGCAACAAAGAAAGAACTAATAAAAATTATAAAAAATTCTGACAATTCAGAAGATTGGGGCGATTTAAATTCCATGAAAAAAAGTGAATTAGAACAAATTGCTGCCTATGTAGAAAAACTTGAAGAAATAGAAGAAGAGGAAGTTAATTATGAATTTGAAGAGGAAATGATATTGGGTGCGCCTATTGATGATGAACAAACAGTAATAGACCCATTACCAGAACCAGAAGAAGAGAAAGTACTTCCTGAAAACACACAAGAATATATTGAGCATAAAAAACCTTCTGAATTAAGTAAAAGAGAACAGAGGGAATATGCAAGAACAGGTAAACTTCCTGTAAAAAAAAAGTAAATAGATACACCAGATTTGATGATGAAGAAGTTAAGTTTGGTTTTTAATAATTATATAAATTTAAAATAAGAGAAAAAATGGCAGAATTAATTCGTGGTATACCTTTTGATTACGAACCAAAAAGAGAGAATAGATTTTTCGCTGAATTTGCTGATGAACTTGGCATAGAAGTGTGGAAAGTACAAACATTTAAAAGACCTTCAATGACTATAAATTCAGTTGAAATTCCATTTATAAATGAAAGAAACTATGTTGCAGGACAATACCGTTGGGAAACAATGGACATTACATTCATTGACACTATCGGTCCTTCTACATCACAGCAATTAATGGAATGGGTGCGTTTACATGCCGAATCATTAACAGGACGTATGGGTTACGCAGCAGGTTATAAGAAAAATATTCTTCTTAAAGGACTTGATCCAACAGGTGTTGAAGTAGAAAAATGGTTTTTGGAACAATGTATGATCACATCAATTAACTTTGGTGAGAATAATATGGATTCTGATGCATTACAGATGGTAACTTTAACCATCCAGCCTTGGCGTTGCATCCTTAACCTATAAAAATATAAAGGGTCGAAAGACCCTTTTTTATTTAAAAGTAATCACTCCAATTTTCAGAAATATGTTTCATTTGAGTATTATATTTAGGGAATGCTCTTAAACATTTTTTACATGTGACCTCTTCAATTCTATTGGTCACATTTTCTGTATACTCCAAACCACATAATGTTGTGCTCCATTCATCGAACGATGTATTTTCATTACCACGTTCTACTGTAGCAAAGTGGGTTTTAATTTTTTTTCCCTTTTTATGTTTTTTCATTATGCTCTTTCTAAAGGTACTTCTGATTTATTTTTTTGAATAAAATCAACATAATCTTCATCAAATTTCTTTAAAGATTTCCATTGTGGTGAATGAAATTTTCTTTGAGTTGGATCATACTTGTAAAAAATAGCGACAAGATCATTATTATCATAATATGGATATGTTTCAATAAATAATGTTGAAGGTATGTTTAACCCATATTGTAAAACAAGATCAGTTGCGATAATTTCTGATGCATTTGTTATAGAAGTTCCCTCATTATCTTGCAATGCAGATAATAGTACTATGGTATCATGACCATGCTCAGTGGGTTCTTCCAATTGAAAAATATCTACATAACATTTGGATTTTGATTCCCAATATCCTTTATAATGATGCGTGAAATATCTATGTTTTCCTAATATCATAATTTTTATGTTTTTGTCTACTTAAATAAAAGAAAAAAATAATCATTAGTTACAATAAAGTTCAATCATTTTTTTTACATAAGACATTCGATTCACTGTTGGTATTGTGTAAAACCTTGGCTGATTGTGAGATACCCAAATCAAATGTGATTGTCCAAGTTTAAGACCAGTATTTTTTTCTATAATATATTTATACATATCTAATTGAAGTGAATAATGATTTAGGTCATTATCTTTTAATAAACCAAGCGGTCCTGTAAAATTTGCTTTACCTTCTTCTAAATTATTTGTCTTAGTTTCTGGATTCCAACCCGAAAATTCTTTATTGGTTTTCCAATCCCAAATTTGAAATTCACCTGCTCTTACATTATAAAATAATAAATCAACCATCCCACCAATTCCAAATTCTTCATCATATACCACCAATTCAAGTTTTATTGGAATTAATTTACCTTGTGATTTTCTATAAAAAGTATCTACATGTTTTTTTGATCTAAGATATGTGTCTAATATTGGATCACAACCAAATTCTTTTTCAATTCTTTCAATAGGATATGGAAAAATTTTATTGTTAAATAGGTTTTCAGCATAATCATGAATAATAGAACCTCTGGTTACACCAACTTTATTGATGTATTTCCAAAGATGTTTCATTTCTTCTTTATGAATGTTATATTCATGACCTTTTCGGTCTGACCAATATTCTTCATCAAAATCTTCCGTGAATTTACCAATGAGAGTTGTTACAGATATAAGTTGTCTGTCTCCAACAAAATATTTGTGGGGTTCATCATAATATTTTACCTTATTGAATGCTGTAAAAAGTTCAATTGGTACATCTGGTATGCTCATGCACGAAATTATAAAAAATTTTAGTCGTTGTCAACTAAAACTTCAATTGTTGAATAAATAAGACCATCATCTTCCATATTAAGATCACTCATGGTTTGTGATTGTATTCTACCTTTTCCAACATCTGTTTTAACCACAACGTTTGTTGGGTCGAGATATTCTATCTTAAAAGAAACTTCAAGACGATTTAAATCTTTGTTTAAAAAACTTTCATGTGCAACAGTTTCAACAATATCAAATGAATACCATTTTCTTGCAACACTCCCTATATCATTAAATCTTCTTCTTACTTTATTAATTCTCCAAGGTTCAACCTCAATCCCATCTGTAAAAGTTACTACAAACCTATTTCTTCTTAGTGGTTCATATTCAAATAGTTTTTTTTCCATATCAAAAAATTTATATTTAGTTTATTACTATATTTTTCTGTAAGATTTGTGTAAAATCTATTTTTTCGAGTTCTAAAACCTTACCTGATTTATCGGCAGGTAGATTTGGGTATGGATGGGAGTGATCATTTATAAGTACGTCTCTGATCAATTCAAGTGCTTGTACTATAACATCACCACGTCCAAGAGGATGTCCTTGTTCAAAAATTCTTTGTCTTTCATTTTGATCAATTTCAACTGCTTTAAATTTAGGTATACCATCATGAGATATTAAAGCAATTTTATCACCCATCAATACTGTTGAACTTATGGTTGTTTCACCAGTAATGTCATATGTACCACGAATAGATGATGGGTTTTTCTTATTTAATGTAAGAGGATCATTATTTTCATGCTGACCTGCACGAATTTCAACGTCTCTTTCTCTTAAAATCATGTCGGCATTATTTCTACCAAGTACAGCAATATCTTCTTTATTTGGAAAAACACCTTTTGCATCTGGATATGATGAAATTGCTGGTTCTGGTGAAGTAAAATTTATATTTGTTGTTGAAAGAGAAGTAAATATTGGATCAAAATTAATTTTTTGTAATTGAGATATGATCGGTCCTAACCAAAAACGACTTCTTTGTGGATATTCTAAATCTTCAATAAAAACTCTTACAACTTCTCCAACTTTTGGGTAAACATGAAAAAATTTTGGTTCCATTGGATATGTAAATGGTAATTTTGAATTAGGTATTTTTTTGTCCAAGTCAGGGATTCTAACTCTAATTCTCCCACCATCAGTATCATCCTTAATAGAAATAACCTCTGCCCAATAAATATTTCTTATTGCCTGTTGTTTATTGGGATAGGCTTTTTTATATGGATCAGATTCCTGTAGATATTTTTTTTCAAATGCCATTATTCTCTATCAGTTAATTCTTTCATTAAATCAACGTATTTTTTTTCAATATTTTCTAAATCAATTAATTTATTATTATATTGTTTTTCCAATTCTTCAATTTGAAGAGTATATTGAATAGCTTCTTTTTTTATAGCTTCATGCCACTTTTTACAATCTTCTATTTGATGAAGCAATTCAGTTTCTGTCATTTTACTGTATGATTCCATAACCTGTTGTTAATGTGATGGTTGACCCAAAAACTGTTACTGGTCCTGCTGGTGAAGCACCTGCTGCTGTGAGAGCAGTTCCGGGTGGCATCACAACCGTAATCAACGCATCTTGTTGTAAACCTTTTATTATTTCTTCAATTCTAATTCTTTCCATTAATTCATCGGGTGCAACACCACCTGATGGTAATGCACCAACAGGTAAACCTGCTTCACTTTTACGTGAAATTATTCTACTTGCAATTTTTGTTGGAGATAAACCAGCACGTAATGGTGAACCTAACAATATCAACGGACTTGGTACTTTTGTTGGTGAACCAACCGTTTGTATTGAAAGAATTTTTTGAAATCCTTCAATTATAGATTCAATATTTGTAAAATTAATTGCCATTATTTATTTCTATATGCTTTTATTTCTTCAATACTTTTCCAACCCCAACCTAAAAATGCCCACATGCAAAATCTTCTAAACCAATTTGGTTTGTGTGTTGTGGCAAATTGAACAGAGGTTTCAAATGTGTCGCCTATAATATAAGCACCAACATATTTTGCGTTTACTTTTTGATCTGTTATCATATTATTCTTATTAAACTTTGTATTATTCCTAAATACTGATTGATTTTTTCTTTTAGTATTATTTTACTAATTGGTACAATCAGTTTTATCAATTCTTTTTTTACTAAATCAAATAGAAATTCATTTATAGTATTTCTTGCACTTTTTGAAAGACAATCAATTAAATTTTTATTATTTTGTATATCATCAATAGGGTTGTTTAATTGTGGAATACCGTTATTTTTAAAACCAGAAAACATACCAATTAATGCTCTTATTTGCGGTGGTGAAGTAATTGCATTCACCAACATATTTACTATTGCATTTATAATTCTTTTAAAAAATCCGTCTCTAATCGCATTTTGATTTTCTGTTGCTGTATCAGAAGCAATTGTGTTTTCATCTGATGAATCCTCAAAACCTTCGGTTAGGGTATTCAGATATGCCAAACCCACTGTACGTGGATCAGTATTTCCTGTTGTTCCAGTAATTAAACCAGTTAAATTTTCTAATGTTACTTTATTTTCAATTAAACCACAACCAACATCATAATATTCAATACCATTTTTTTTATCTTCTGCTGTTTGTTCAATATCACTTAATTCATCATCAGTAATAGTAATATCTTCTTCTTCATCAACAATTTTTTGGATTGTTACATTCAATTTTTGTTCATTGATAATGGTACTTAATGATTTATTTTCATTTGTAGTAATAGTACCAAAAAGAAGATTAATGAAATTTGAAACAAAAGATTTTTCATCAATTATTGTTAATCCATCAATATATTCTTCTGTAAACTCACCAATAGTTTGAGTTGGGTTTGCTGCTTTTATATTAACAGTATCTAAAACATCATCATAATTGAAAGTGATATTGTTGAATGTTATGTCCGTTCCCGGAGCGTTCAACGCACTATATAATTTTTGATCAAAATCATTAACATTATTATTATATAATAAACTGCCTGTTTGAGAAGCAGGGTCTATTCTTAATTTTTCAAAAGAATCAAGTTTTTTCATTGAGAAATTAAACCCTGTACCAGTAAACGATGCAGGTAATGATTGGTTTGTATTAAAGTCACTGAATTGCGTTTTTAAAGCCGTTTTAAGCGTAGGTTCTACTGATCTGATGTAAGTAGTCATTACCTCTCCTAAAGTTGTCTGTAGTGCTTGGCTACCCACCAGAACGGTCAGCATATCAAGAAGGAATGGTACGATTTCTTTGGTGTTGTTTATTGATGATAATGAATTGGTAGGATCAGGCAGTTCTACGTCACCCGCTATTGAAGTAAGTGCACCGATCTGTGTAAAAACATCTTGCTTTTCATCAATTAAACCCATTATTAATTAGCTTTTCGTACCCCTTCGGTTACTTGTTTGATTAGTTTGTTTCTTTCTTCACTACTTACCACTTGTTTCTTTCCATCACTTTCGCTCTTTGATTCTTTAGCAAATACAACTTCTTTCAAGTAACGTAGAAGAATTAATTTTTGATCATAAACTTTTGCTTCGGCAACAATTAATTTTGTAATTGTTTCACCTAATGCTTGTATTTCACCACCTTCTTTAACTTGTTGTTCCCATTTTGTGAATAAACGAGAAATCTTTGCTTTAATGTTATGTGAATCATTATAACACTCTTGAAGCAATTCATTTACGCTTTGTTCATCGAATTTAAGTTTTTTTCTCTTAGGTCTTGGCATAATTTTATTATTTATTATAAATACGAAGAATTAGGTTTTCATAAACTCTTTTATTTGATCAGAAGAGAATTCTTCTGGAAATGAACAGTATTTAGTTGCCATTGGATGCATCTTTTTTATGTTTTCTTTATCATTACCTTCAAGAATTACCATTATTGGTTCATCTTTAGCATCGTAAATTTTATCACCTATTTTTATCTTCATTATCTAATATTTTATTAGCAAGTTTTTTTATTTTATCATCAGAAGGAGTAAGATTTTCAAAATCAATTACTAACCTTTCAATAAATGCTCGTTGTTCAACATAACCCCAATTAGGTCTTCGTTTATTTAAAATTGGTATAACAACCAATTCAACCATATATATTGGGTAACCATCAGCCATTAATCTTCATTATAAAAATTCATTTTTTCAACTTTATAAATATCTTTATAAGGTTTCATTGACATTCTAATTTCTTTTGTTGTAAGACCTGTTTGTTCTTTTAAGAATAATAAAATTTTGTTTTTTGCATAATTATTAGTAACCTTTTTGTTATATTTACCATCGGGTGAATCTTCTAAAAACAAAATATGCCAATTTGTAAAAACATTAATAATTGCTTCACCCACAATGATTTCATTCTTTTTCAAAGATTTATCTTCTTCAATTCTTTCTTTCATACGTTCAGTCACTATTCTTATTAGTTCCTCTAATTCATTTCTATGAGCATCTTCCATTTCATATGAAAATTCTCTTCTTGAATTAATTTCGTCTGAAAAATCTTCCCAAGGTAGGTGTGTTTTTTCTTCGTTATATGTTTTTTTGCTGTGATCTTTGTAGAAATTACGAACTATGGTTTGACAATAACTAAATGCTTTGGCTGGTTTTCCGCTTTTAGTTATTTTATTGGGGTTGAATTTAACCATATGCTCTATCAAATGAGACAGAGCATTGGCTTCAACTTCGTGTATGTTATAATTTCCAATATGATGTTGATAACGTCTTAAAATCGATTCCGTCATTTTCTTGAAAGGTTCTCTCAATATTTCGTCATAAATTCTATGACGTTCATCAACACTATCGGTATTAATATAGTCAACTACTGCTTGTTCTTCACGTTCTGCAAAATATAATTGTTTTGCTTTTCTTCGTCTTCTTTTTGCCATTATAAAAAAATATACACATAATAATTATTTTAAAAAATTAAACATTTGTTTCAGCTACTTGCCCTTTGTTTAACGCAAGTAAATCAATCGGTCTATCGTTGAAAAAGTTTGATTCCTTTTTAGCTGTTTCAAACCAGAACTTTCTTTCATTCATGTCCATTGTGGTTTGATAAGTATGGAATAAACTACCTTCTCTAATTGTAAGATGTTTATAACCAATTTTTGGAACTGTGTATACCTTAGAAGCATTGTTTAAATAACGCAATAAGAATTCATATTGGAATGTGAGTTTAATATTTCTTTTTAAACCACCAGCATTTTTAAATTCATCTGTTTTTATTAATGCACCACAAATTTTAAAATCTGTATATTGATTTAGTCCTTGTGTATTTAAATAACCCATTGTCCCATTTTCACCAACAAATTGTTTTGACCAAACAGTTTCATTTGTTAATTTTAATGCCTGATCTTGATCGTTGGTTTCAACTACAATAGGTAAGAAAACATCAACACCCTTAAATTCAGGTTCTTTTATATAAGAATTCATTATTTTGAAGTATGTTGTTGAATATTCATCATCATATTCCAAAATTGAAAAGAATCTTGTTTTTACATTTTCAGCACCCAAGTTTACTTGACTTTGAAAATCTGTTTCACCTTCATTTTTAACAAAAGTTACTTTTAACTTATCATATTCTTGTTCTAAGTTTTTCTTAAAATCTTCATTACTTTCCAATGCTGCTGCATATACAACCAAAACCTCTGGTCTATCTTCAACACCTTCTTGAAGCGCAACTGTTTCTATTGCTTTATTAAAAAGTTCTTTAACTTTATCGTTCCATTCGTGTACTGGTACTATTACTGTAATATCCATATTAGTCTTGTTTTACTTCTTTTTCTTCTGTTATTTCTTCTTTAGATGTTAAACCTTCCAAAGTTCTTTCAAAAACACCTAATCTTTCAGTTAAAAACCCTTCATAGATTGCTAAAATTTGTTCACCAGAATCTTTAGGGTCATAATTTTCAACCACTTTAGCCATTTCTTCTGTAATTGTATCATCAATGCTATCATCTAAAAATTTAGTAATAACATCACCGATCAATATTGGTAAAGCATAAATGTCGTTTGTCCAGACACCGATATTATCTTTAGGTTCACCTTCATCATCTAAAAGATATTCTGGTTGAATATCTGGAACTATTGCGATAGGAACAGTACCAGCTTTCATACATTCCAATGGAAATGTACCAAATGATGCAATTCTATCAACCCATACACCAGCAAAATTCTTTTTCAATCTATCTGCATAATCTTTTCTACGCATTGGTTGTGGTGGTTTTGATTCTGTAAACATTGAATCAAATGTAACCCATGAGAATTGAGGGTACTTATTATAAAATAATTTTATAACTTTAGCTACTTCATTTGAGTTACGACCAGCAATTGAAATTACGGGTCTTTTTAATTCACCATTATATTTAAAATAATCTGGAATACCCACATTATAAACTTTTATGTCATATGATTTACCAAAGAATTCTTCAACAATATCTTTTAAATTGTTTGAAGTAGTAACGATTTTTTCTATTCCGAATGATTTCCAATCAACACCCGGCATCAAACCATTCAACATGTAATCAACAGACTGTAATAAACCAACTCTAATTGATGGTAAATTTTTTGTCTGCTCCATTACATTTGAAAATATTTCAGGTATAACCAAAACATCTTCTGGTGCAACTGTTAATCGAGATTGTTCCATAGATTCATGTGGAATATCTGTAATATCCTTTTCAATCCAATCAGGAATTTGATAAGTTGCCGAATCTGTCAACATTTTGACATTATAACCCGCATTTTTAAGCATAGTTGCTTGAAAATAAATTTCATACACTGATGCAGCAGGATTTGGTGTGCTTGCCACAAAGAACAAAAATTTTGATTGTTTGTTCTTTAATTTTTCAATAGATGCTTTAACCTTTTCTATTCTTTCATTTTCGGCTGCTTGAATTTGTTCGTTTTTTGTTTCTTCTGCCATTGTTTTATTAATTTTCCTTATTTGTTATTTAATTTATCTATCATCATGTCTGAAAAATCAGCACATAATTTTGCTTCTCCATCAACATTCATAGCACATAATTCAAGATAACTACTTCTATTTATTTTATAAAATTCTGATAATTTCTTATATAAGTTTTCAATATCAATGTTTTTGTCTTTGACTTTATCATATACTCTTCTAAGAGCAGGAAATACTAAAGTCACCACATTACTAAATCCATCTTTTTTTGGTGATATATCACCATCTTTCATAATTTCTTTTTCATGAAGATACTTAAACAAATCACTCATTAATACTCCAAGTTCCATACGTTCTTTTTCTTCTAATTTTTCTAATAAACCAAGACTATCCCAAGGTTTCCAATCACCACTACTAAATTCATTAATTTCTAATTTAAAACTCATTTTATAATTCTTTATATTTAATTTCTTTGTCAAAATCTTTATTTTCTAATAAATCAAGAATTTGAAAGATTTCAACTATAGAGTTAGTTTTCATTTTCTCATTATATGGTCTTTGAACCTTTACAACTTTCTTTCCACGTGGAATTTTTTCTAATAATTCAGGATCAGTTGTAATTAAAATATCTACTTCATTCCAAATTTCTTCATTTGTAGAAACCAACGCATATTTTTGAATTCGAGGCATACACTTTGAAAGAAAAAATAATGTTGGTGGAATTGTAAACCAATTTTCTTTTGAGACGATTTTAAAATCAAATTGATGTTTGAATTTATTATAAAACTTTTCAAGGTCTTTATCTAAACCTTTATACATTAATGGTGCAGAACCATGTATTTCAAAAAGATAATCCTCATACATAAATCTTTTATATACTTCACGTGCTGAAATAGTTTTACTTTCTGCTGAAAAAGCAAATGCGTCAACAGGTGCTTCGCCAGTTTTTTCGTCCACCGTATAATCTATTGGTGAAATATCATCTGGAAGGTCTTCTCTTAACATTTTTATTTCTTCTTCCTGATCTTTCCAAGCATATTCTTTCCAAAAATCATATACGTATGGTACTTCTGGTATTCCTTCGTCACCAAATTCTTCAACATAAAATCTATCGAATTGTAACCATCGATATCTTAATACTTCATTAATGTCAATTCCTATAACTTTTTTACTCATTGTTTAACTGATTTTCTAAATGTTCATGTAATTCAGACATAAGTCTTTCCTGTTTTTTTATTAATTCATCATCTTTAATATAGACAGGGTTGATGCACTCAACTTTTGTTTCACCATAAATTGGAATCATTATACCTTCTGCATCTAAATTTTCAGGGACAATTCTTTTTCCAATTTTTTCCATATACATAGGTATATCTTCATTTTCTACCATTCTTATATCAATATAAAAGACGAGTATTTTAGTGTTTTCCGTTGCCATTTGTATAATTATTTGCGTAGTATTCTTGAAATTTTTCTTCAAGAATTGTTATTATTGGATTTCTAACATTTACATCATTATCATTCATTCGAACACAACCTATTTTTTCTATGTTATCAAACATACCAAGTAATGGTTCTAATGACGATTCAGTTTTATTTTTCAAATCAACCTGATTTGAATCACCCAACAGTATCATTTTGGAATTCTTACCTATACGTGTTAAAAGTGTACGTGCATTATCTAAAACAACATTTTGCATTTCATCTGCAATAATAATTGCATTATCTAATGTTGTACCACGTGCATATGCTAAAGGAAATGGTCTTACTAAATCATGGTCGATTAGTTGTTTAATGGTTGAATCATCAAGAAGTTTTTCCATATTAATTAAAAAACTCCACATGAAAGGTTCTATTTTTTCTTGTAATGTACCTTTGAGATATCCAATTTCTTCACCTTTTAGGGTGGTTACTGATTTGACAAGATATAGTTTGTTGAATTTAGATGATTTTGCTCTTAATAAACCAAGAGCATAGGCAAGCGAGACAAATGTTTTACCTGTCCCTGCTTTGCCTGTGCAAATAGTAATTTCATTCTTTTTGATAGATCGAATGAGTTCCTTTTGACTCTCGTTCTTGGCTATTACTTTAAACTCTGTATTTAAAACGCTATTTACTTTTTCTTTTTCTCGCTCAAAAATTTCCTTTTCAGTCAACTTTAAAGTTTCCTCAACTCTTCCATTCCTTTTTGCCATACATAAAATTAAGTCTAAAAAATTATTCCTTCTATTGTATTATACGTATTTAAAAAGAAAATCTTGAATTTTTAGAAAAATTTTTTTGTACGTATTTATAAAAACAAAATAAATTATAATTTTTTATATTTTTTAACTATGGCAAAACAACAATTATCTGATGAAGAAATTAATAAGGTAGCACTTAAAAAGAGTTTTGATGATTTTTATGCTAAAACAGGGAAGAACCCTATGACTAATCAAGATGAAGCAATGGCGCATCATCAACAAATTCAAAATAAAGAAAATGTGCCATTACCAAATCCAAATGAGGAAGCAAAACCTATAGATAGTCCACCAAAACAAAATTTTAATCCAGAAGATTTTATGCAACAACAAATGAAGGAAACTGATCCAGATTTAATTGTTGATAGTGATATTATAAAACTTCCATCGGAAGGTTATTTTTATCCAGTTAAAGAAGTTGCTGTTGAATATCTTACTGCAAAAGATGAAGATGTTCTTACAACACCAGCATTACTTGAAAATGGTACAGTACTCGATGAAATTCTTAAAAGAAAGATTAAAACAAAAGGATTGGACATTGAAAATATGTTAACTGGTGATAAAAATGCAATTCTTATATTTCTTCGTGCATCATCATATGGTGCAAAATATGAAGTTCAAGTCACAAACCCAAATACTGGAAAACCATTTAAAGCAGAAATTGATTTAACAAAAATAGAATATAAAAAAGTTACAGAACATCCAGATGAAAATGGTTTATTTGTTGTTAAACTTCCAATGAGAAAGAAAATTGTAAAATTTAGATTATTGGGTGATAAAGAAGTTCGTCAAATTGTTGATCAAGCAGAATTAAGACAACAAACATATCAAACATTGTTTGCCGATACTTCTACATCAAGATTAAAAGCAGCAATTGTTGAAATCGATGGTAACAAAAATCCAGATTATATTAATCGTTTTGTTGAAGCAATGCCAGCAGGTGATGCTCTTGCGGTTAGAAAGAAAATGGATGATGTCACACCCGGAGTTGATCTCACATACGAATTTATATCACCAGAAGGTAATATGTTTAGAGCACCAATAGCAATGGGTATTGATTTTTTTTTCCCAAGTCTTTAGCGGGTGATTACAAAAAAATGGTAATGGAAGAAATTTATCTGTTAACAAAACACGGTAGATTTGCGTCCGATTATATTGAAAGAATACCTGTTTTCAAACGTAGATACTTCTTAAATCTCATGAAAGAAGAGGCTGATGAACTGAAAAAAGAACAAGAAAAATCACAAACACATGTCAATAGAGTTTCAGGGGTAAGAAGAAGATAATTTTCTTCGTATTTATATTAAATTAAGAGATATAAATGGCTAAAAAAAAGGAAGACATTCAACGTGAAATCCAAAATATGGAATCACAGTCCCTCAATACCTCACGTCAAATGTTGGGTGTTCAAACTCGTATTCTCGAAACAATGGAGAAGCAAACCAACGAGTTATCTCTATTATTGGCAATGAAAGAAAAGGGTCGTAACCTTACCGAAGACGAGCAAAAAGCACTTTCAGAAAATTTAATGACCCATAGAAAATATGTTGGTAGTCTTCAACAACAAGTAAAACAACAAAAAGAATCTGTTAGTCTTTGGAAAAGAGCAGGTCAAATAACAAATTCTATTTATTCTGCAACAAAAACTTACGTATATGATTATTTAATGACTGCCGATAAAGCACTTAAAGAAACTTCTCTTACTATGGGATTTACGGCAGGTAAAGCTAATGATCTTAGAACTGCAATTGAAGGTAGTGCTATTGAAGCTGCAAGATTAAATATGGCTACCGAAGAATTAATTGGTATGTATAGTTCATATGTTGATCAGGTTGGTAGAACAGTTTCAATGAATGCCGAACAAATGGAAGCAATGGCAGACCTTGCCAAAGGTACTGGACTTGCAAATGAAGAAGCTGCACAACTTGCTGGTCAATTCGAATTATTAGGTAAAGATATAATTGGTGTTAATAAAACTGTTGAAGGTATTTTAGAAACATCTGAAAACATGGGTGTTAATGCGACCAAAGTATTAAAAGCAGTTGGGTCAAACTTTAAATCTTTACAAACATATACTTTCCGTTTAGGTGTTCAAGGAATGGGTGATATGGCAGCATATGCTGAAAAATTCAAAGTAGACATTGGAACAGCATTAGATTCAGCCGAACGAGCACGTGGTTTAGAAGGTGCAGTTGATCTTGCAGCACAATTACAAGTATTAGGTGGTGAGTTTGCAAAAAGTGATCCATTTGAAATGTTATTCTTATCTCGTAATGATCCTGCACAATTCCAAAAGAAAATATCTGAACTTACAAAAGGAATGGCAACCTTGAATAAAACAGCAGATGGTTTTGAATATCAACTTGCCTCTCCAATGGCACGTGATATGTTAAAACAGGCAGGTGAAGCATTAGGTTTCTCTGTTGAACAAATGACCGAAATGGCATTACAACAAAAGAAATATGGTGATATGCGTGTGCAAATGCTTAATGCTGGTTATACTAAAGATGAAAAAGAAATTATCGAAGGTATGGCACAGATGGATGAATCTACAGGTAAATTCTTTGTTAACGTTAAAGGTTTCCGTAAAGATATTGCAACTTTAGGTAAAACAGAACTTGAATATTTAGAAGGTCAAACAAAATCTTTAAAACAAAGAGGAAAAGATGCTCAGACTTTTGATGAACAATGGAATATTTTTATGAAAGAAATAAAAGCTGTTGGTCTTCCATTATTAAGAGGTATTAACGACTTACTTACCAATACCATTCGACCTTGGATGGATTCATTTACTGATTGGTTACAAGGTATTCATGGTGATACTAAAGATATGGGTGCTATTATTGGGAAATATGTTGGTATGTTCTTACTTGCAATGCCAGCGATTAAATTTGTTGGTGGTATTATAGGTAAAATGGGTAGTATTGGAGTAGACAAATTAATTAATAAAATGACAGGTGGTGGTGCACAAGTGTCAGGTCCAGCAGGTGGTGCTGGTGGTGGATTTGG